GAGTCATTTAAGAAATGGAACGATGACCAAAGTATTGTTAAAAATTTAGGTTACGATTACGGAATTGACTCAGAAAGTTTCTTTACATTAAACCCGCCAAAATGGGCTAAGTAATGGAAAAACAAGAGAGACAATTCAAAGGCATTTGGATACCTGCGAACATATGGTTAAACCCAAACATGACAGCTATAGACAAGATACTCTTAGCAGACATAGATAGTTTTACAGGAAACAAAAAGACCTTCTACAAAAGCAATGAAACAGTTGCAAAGGAGCTATTTGTAAGTGTGAAAAGCATAAGTAGATCAGTAAAAAAGCTAAAAGATTTGGGCTACATTTCCGTATCTGGAAACAAAAGACAAAGACGGATTATTGCTAAAGGACAATATGTATTTGACAAAGGACAAAATGTACAAGACATAGGTCAAAATGTCCCTACAGAAAGGTCAAAAAGTCCTACTACTAATACAACTATTAGTACAGTTACTAACTCATCTACTAAAGGGGTAACAGAGTTACCTTTCTCAAGCGATAAATTTGCAGAAGCTTGGGGGTTGTGGAATAGTCAACGTAAAAAGAAATATGCTGACGGAGGTGTTATGGCGTTAAAAAGATTAGTTAAATTAAGCGACAACAATGAAGTTGAGGCAATAGAAATTATTGAGTATTGCTTAGCACAAAATTATCAAGGGTTATTCAAAGAAAAGAACAATGACAAAAGAACTAGTAAGAAATTCAATACAGATGTCTATACAGACTATCTCAACACGCTCTAACATAACATTAGCAGAGGCATGGAATTGTGGGACTAACGTTAGATCGGCTTTCAAGAATGAGCCAAAGATGACGCACATAGCTTTAACAGCCTTGCTAAAAGATGCTGTTGACTATCTGGAAATGAACAAAAGTTTTAGGAATGAAGGGGACTACATAGATGCGGTTACATATCTTATTCAGCAGTTTCCTGTTATGAAGTTGGAGGAATGGAAAGTAATTACCCAAAGACTCAAAGCAGGGTACTATGGTAAAATGTACGAGAGGTTAAAATTACCCGAACTAGTTGAGATTTTCCAGAGGCACGAAGGGGAGCGAGCAGAAATGATGGAAAAAAACATAAAGAGGGCTAAAGATGAGGAAGGACAAAAAACCTTTCACGAAATGACAGAAGACCAAAAGAGAATGTGGCGAGAATTTATAGACAAACTTGATCTACCAAAGGACGATACCGATGACAAAGGCAGGTGGGAATTTATAGTACACCCAAACACACCTGCAGAATAAAAGTGGCTATTGTGGTTTGTGATTTTATGCCTATATTGGCGGCATGCCATCTGAGCGCAGTAAGCTAATAAAAAAACTTGACAAGGTATTCTCTAAGTACATACGTACTAGGGTAACAGAAGACGGCTACGGAAATTGCTTTACATGTGGAGTTAACAAACATTGGAAAGAGGTAGACGCAGGGCATTTCATGTCAAGGGGGTGCTACTCAACTCGATGGAATGAGAAAAACGTACAATTTCAATGTAAGAGGTGCAACGGTTTTAGATCTGGAGAGCAGTACATATTTGCTCAACACCTAGACTTACAATATGGCGAAGGTACTGCAGACCAACTAGTTAGAGAGTCCAAGCAGACAAGTAAGTATGGAGTACATGACTTACGTGAGCTAATCACTTTATACACAAACAAGTGTGAGGAAGTCGGATGACAGACAAATCTTCGACAAGTGGCTTGCTGATAACTACAGCAAGTTGTGTACCTATGCAGAAAGGTTGCACCGAGAAAATAGAGATTTAGTACACCACACATACCTAAGAATAGTAACGTTACAAGGAGTTGACCTAAGCAAGGTAATGATAAACCCCCTGCCGTATTTTAAGCGAGCAATGTTTAGGGAGGCTACACATGATAAGGGAGGAGGCTTCAAGAAACATTACGAAATTTATGAGACATTCGACAAGGACTTACCTTACGAATATGATTTAAGCAAAGCGTTAAGGGCAGAGAATTTTCAATTAGCAGTAGATCGGCTATCATGGTTTGACGGAACGGTAATGATGCTTTACTGTGATGGGTATAACCTAACCAAAGTTGCAAGAGAGGCAGGAATAAAAGAGCAGGTACTACATACCTCACTCAGTAGATCCAGAAGCAAACTAATTAAACACTTCAACAAATAATGTTTTTCGTATCACCACAAAAGCATAGCGACAGGCTCAACATTTGTAAAGCATGCAAATACTATGTAACAGAAACAAAGTCCTGCGGAACTTTGATAGTAGGTAAAAAAATTACCTATAAAGGCAACAAGATTAAACTTTGTGGCTGTGTTATGCCGATAAAAACAAGGCTAAAAGTCGGCTCCTGTCCTTTGGATAAATGGAGTGCATTAATAGACAAAGCTTATCTTGAGGAAATAAAGGAAATTATCTACGAAGTAAATAATAAAATTACAGCAGAACAGAACGAAAGACTTACACACCTCTGGAATATAGCAGCAGGAGACAATAGGAAAGTAAGCAATTGCAATAGCTGTGTAAACGGAATGATTGAAAAACTAAAATTACTAATTGAACAAAACGAAAACCTATGACACCTCGAAGAGCTAAAAGATACATCAACACTTCAAACGATTGGATATTGTTTGCTACAGATGAAAAAAACAAAATACACAATTTTAGGGTACTAATGAGCAGCGATGCAGCGTGGGAAATTTTACTTAACCTTTGCATACAAGAGTACCCAATACGTCAAACATTAAAAAACATAATAAAAACAGCAGATGACCATATTGCCGATAACCAAGATTAAGGAAAACCCGAACAACCCTAGAATAATAACTAAGGCTGATTTTGAAAAGCTAAAGCGACAAATTAAGGGCTTTCCCGAAATGATGAAAGTAAAACCACTCATATTAGATCCAGACGGAATGATACTAGGAGGAAACCAAAGATTTAGAGCTTGCAAAGCTTTAGGGTGGAAAGAGATACCTACAGAAACAGTTTCATGGAATGAAATACAAAAGCAACAATTTGTTATTCAAGACAATACCCATGCAGGAGTATGGGACTACGATGTACTTGCAAATACCCATGATGCTGAGAACTTAATTGAGTGGGGCGTTGATGTACCTGTGCTAAATGAGAAGGCAGAGATACAGGAGCAAGAGATTGAGTTTAGCGAATATCTTGACGAGTCAAACAATTACATAGTGCTGACTTTTGACAACGACATAGATTGGCTTTCTGCTCAAACACACTTTAAGCTAAAAAGCGTCTACTCTAAAAGACAGAACGGAAAACCATGGAGTAAAGGCATAGGCAGAGTGATCAACGGAGCTGAGTACCTAGACGATATTAAAGATGACTAACATTTACTACCCAAGCTACAACAGGGCTAGTAAAGTTCGAGCCTATGAGTATTTAGGTTGCGGAAACATTGTCGTACCAGAGTCACAAGAGGCTGAATACCGTAAACACTATGGCGATGCAGTTATAGCAGTACCCGATATTAAAGACGGAAGTGCAGCTAAAAAAAAGAACGCAATACTAGAGCTGATACAAGAGCGTGAGCCTAATGGTTTTGGCTATATTATTGACGATGACCTAAATAAAATACGCAGAAAGAAAGAGGGCATTGACCTAACAGGTGAAGAGGCTCTGGAATTATTAGAAAGGTTGCAGCTAATGGCGGAAGATATGAACGCAACTTATGGAGGTTTTGACTATAGTGAAGACAACATGAAGTTAAAAGACATGGCTCCGTTTTCGTTTAGCAAACCTGTTTTTGGTTTGGTATTAATAAAGGCAGATGACAACATCAAATATGACGAACGATTTAGAGTGAACGAAGACGTAGAAATGTGGGTGCAGAAAGTTAACGCAAACAGAAACATAATTAAGGACAACCAATATGCAGCTATTTTTCATGGTGAAGATGGAGGGGCAGATAGCGTAATAGGGTACAACAGAAATGATCAGAGGGCATACGCAACCATGCTTAACAATAAGTGGGGCAGAAAAATTATGGCGTGGAAAGGCAAAAGCTTTAGGTTCAAACTACCAATTACATCAATATGAAAATATACGCACCGAGCTACAAAAGAGCTAACGGAGTTAAAACACACAAGATTATACCTAACGTAATTTACTGTGTGGCTGAATTTGAGGCACAAGAATACAAAGACCTTGGATACAACGTAGAGGTAATACCTGACAAAGTACAGGGTAACATATCCAGAGTCCGAAACTATATGCTTGACAATTTCATAAAAGACAAGGGGCTAATAGTTGATGACGACATTGAAAGTTTCAAATTTTGGGAATGGGAAAATGACATTGCTAAACCTAAACCGATTGAAGACATACAGGAGTTTATTGAACATGGCTTTAATCTATGCGAACAATTCGGCTGTCATCTTTGGGGCATAAATATATTGGGGGACAAAGGGAGTTACAGAGAGTACACACCTTTCAGTTTAACCAACCCACTATCTGGAGCATTTATGGGCTTTATAAATAATGAGCTTAGATTTGATGAACGAATACCACTAAAGGAAGATTACGACTATTCGATACAGAATGCTAACCATTACAGAAAACTATTAAGGATCAATTACGCACACATGATAAAAAGAGACCACGGAAACAAGGGAGGGTGTGCAGACTACCGAACTATAAAGCGTGAGAAAGAACAGATGACGATATTGCAGAATAAATGGGGCAGGCAAATAGTTAAGCAAGACAAAGGGAATAAAGGCAAAAAGAAAACAACCTATGACATTAACCCCGTCATACATATACCAATTAAAGGAATATGAAACCGAACAAAACCGAACACAGTAAAAAGGCTTTACTTGAAGCACTAGAAAAGTCGCTAGGAATAGTTACCACAGCTTGCAAGATTGTTGGAGTAGGAAGAACAACTTACTATGAGTGGTACAAAAATGACAAAGAATTTAAGAAAGCTGCAGACGAACTTAAAGACGTAGCACTAGACTTTGCAGAGTCGCAGTTGCATAAACAGATTTCCGATAACTCTACTGCAGCTACTATCTTCTATCTAAAGACCAAAGGCAAAAAACGAGGGTACGTAGAAAGGCAGGAAGTAGAAATAACAGAACGTAAGCCATTGAGTTGGTTAGACGAGGAAGAGTGAATAAACTCACCAAATAGCATAACCATTAGTGAAACTAGCAACAACATATTACAATGCTAAAAAGTCCTCAGCTAAAATTCAAGTGCATCAAGGGGGCAGCCGTAGTGGTAAGACCTATTCTATTTTGCTCATGCTTATTGAGTTGTGTAACAAGAATAAAAACAGAGGGGCTATAATTACGATTTGCAGAAAGACTTACCCTGCTTTACGTGGATCAGTCATGCGAGACTTTTTCGAGATTTTAGAGAATGAAGGCATATACAATCCAGAAGACCACAACAAGAGTGAGTCCATTTACAAGCTGTTTGGAAACTTAATTGAGTTTATCAGCATCGACCAACCACAGAAAGTGAGAGGAAGAAAACGTGACGTGCTGTTTATTAACGAGGCTAATGAGTGCAACATTGAAGATTGGAGGCAGTTAATACTTAGAACAACAGGTCGCATAATTATTGACTACAACCCATCGGACGAATTTCACTGGATCTACGATGACGTAATACCAAGAGATGATGCAGACTTTTTCCAAACCACTTACAAAGACAATCCTTTCTTAGAGCAGAGCATAATAGACACCATTGAACGCTTTAAGGAAACTGACGAAGATTTCTGGAGGGTGTACGGATTGGGCGAGAGGGGTGCATCACGTTCAACTATCTTCAACCATTGGAAACAAGTCAAAGTTGTACCCGAAGGCTTTAGACTACAAAATTACGGAATGGACTTTGGCTACACGAATGATCCGACAAGCATAGTAGCAGTTTATACAGACGGAACAGATTTTTGCTTAGACGAGGTGTGTTATGCAACAGGATTGACTAACTCAGCTATTTGTCAGACTCTACGTGATGCAGGAGTTGAGAGAGCTGACGTAATTATTGCAGACTGTGCAGAACCCAAGTCTATTGACGAGATACATGGGCATGGTTTTAATATCCACCCCTGCAGAAAGGGGGCAGATAGTGTGAGGGCAGGCATAGACTATATGAGAAGTAAAAAGCTGTATATTACAGAGCGAAGTATAAACGGCATAAAAGAGTTTAGGAATTACAAATACAAGGAAGATAAAAACGGAAAGATACTTAATGCACCTGTTGATGCTTTTAACCACTTTATTGACGCATCCAGATACGCAATAACCTTCAACCAAACCAACCCGAATTACCGAAGCTACGCACTTGGCTAAGTAAGGATTAACAACATAGTGCGTTTATATTATAGACATGCAGTTCAAAGTACCAAAAACATATAGCGATTTAACTCTGGGGCAACTAATGATGCTCAATACACAAGCTGACTCAGTTCAACGAGTAGGCTATTGCACAAATGTCAGCAAGGAAGATCTGAGGAAGATACCTGCTAAAGAAATAGCAAAAGCTGATGCTCACTTAATGAAAATTAAAGAGCAGGAAATAGGCAAACATTTCAAGACAATAAAAGTAGCTGACAAAGAGTTTGGCTTTATACCAGATTGGAACGAGTTTAGCTTAGGTGAGTGGATTGACGTAGAGGAGTATTGCAAAGACTTCTGGAACAACGCACACAAAATTGTGTCTATACTATACAGACCTATTGAAAGAAGCGCAAAGGATGTTTATACAATCAAACCATATACAGCTAAGGAAGATGCAGAAATTTTCAAGCAGTTACCTGCTGATGTTTTTGGGGGTTGCATGGTTTTTTTTTCTCATACAAGAAGCAGACTGCTGAACACTTTGAAGCTATCTTTGATCAAGGTGGCGAAGGAGGCGATAAGTTCAGCGAACGATGGGGCTGGTATCCACTCTTATACACCCTCGCAGACGAACAGCTACTCAAAATTGACGCAGTTACAGAGATGGGGGCAAAAGTTGTTTTCTCGCACCTCGCATTTCTCAAAGACCTAGCATTTAAGCAAAAGAATGATAACGTACAATAACATAATAGACCGCTTTGAGCAGTTTGCAAAAGACAACCAATTCTTACAGTCGTTTTCGCATGGCTCACCTTCTGGTGTAGACCTAGACAAGTTCGAGTTGTACCCGACCATGCATGTAGTGTACACAGGGGCTACTTATGACAGCACATCGAAAGAGTATAGCTTTGAGGTTTACATTTTAGATCTTCCTGCAGACAAGGCTGACAAAATAGATAACCAACAACAAATGGTTAGTAATGCCGAGCAGGTTGCTGAGGACATATTAGCCGATATGAGGAATGGCGATAACGTATTTGACTTTGACCATCTTTACTCGGTCACAAGCGCATTTACCACACCCCTTGAAGAGACTACAAGCAATTCACTATCTGGAATACTTCTGACACTAAGCATAGAGGTGGGCTACACTTATGATGCATGCAACGCACCTTTAGTTGGAGTATCACCAACAGGATCGGCAGCAGAAAGCTTAATAGGTAGGCAGTCAATTATAACAGCATCATTTAGTAGGACAGATGCAATAGTTGCAGGAGTTGCTAAAGACTTAACAGTAGTTTCTCATACTAGTTGGACAAGCTATAATTTCAACTTAAATGGCTCAGCTAGTTTTCAAAACAACTCTGTGTTAGGATCAGGCAGACACGAGCTGCATGGATTAAACACACTTACAAATGTTGTCTTCAATTTTACAGGTACGCTTACAGCAGATGCAGCAGGGGTTTTTGCATTTTCAACCGTTAACTCTGGCTTTAACTTAGGGCTGACTGCAAATGAAATTTTTACAGAAGCAGGAACAAGAGAAATAAACCTACAAGTTTCTGGAGACTCGGCAATTACTGACTATCTATTTAACCAAATTAGAATTTTAGCAAGTGCAGCAGGCTCGTTCGTATGGAAGAGCTTTACATATACAATAACAGACCCAACCTCAGCATAACATGTCGCATCATAAATTAACAGACGAGGAAAAAGTCCACGTAAAAAGAAAGGAAGACCTAGACTTATTAAACAGAATTTTTGACATTCTGGATGACATAGAGGACAGGCTTAAAATTTTAGAAACCAAAAAGAAATAACATGACAGATTTTATCTTAAGTAATTGGGCAGAGTTGCTCTTAGGAGTTATGGCTCTAGCCAAAGTAATTGTTAACCTTACACCAACCGAGAAAGACAACAAAGTGTTTGCTTGGATTGATGACTTAATTACATTCTTAATTGGCGATAACAGAAAATAATTACGACAAAGCATTAGGCAAGTACGCAAGGGAGCTAAACAATGCTGCTAAGCGTGTTTTAGGGCGCAGGAAGATAGGTAAAAACAAAACCTATGGTGAGGCTACAGGAGCCTTGAGAAAGTCGCTTAAATATCAGCAAAAGGGTGGGCAGGTTATGTTCGGCTCACCTTTGCCTTATGCTCAGTTTATTTATTGGGGTGTTAATGGTACAGAGAAGAGAAGAGGCTCGCCATATTCTTATGGATCAAAACAACCACCCACTGATGCTATAAAAAAGTGGATGAGGGTTAAACCTTTACGACTAAGAGATGCTAAGGGCAGGTTTATATCGCAACAAGCTAAGGTTAGTAAAAAGACAGGGAAACCAATTGACCCTATGGACGGACCCGCATTTCTAATAGCACGAAGCATAAAAAAGAAAGGCATAGCATCTTTGAAGTATTACGAGAAAGCATACAACGAAACATTTAAGAGAGCAGAAAACAAACTAGGAGAAGCATTTGTAAAAGACCTATTTAGCCACTTTTCTGCAAAAGTTGGAAATATAAAAATGACACCGAACCCATGAGCGCACAGATAGACAGCAAGCCAACACTTATCAGACCTGCTAACCAACCTCTTATTTTTACCATATCAGATACAGGCACTACGCCAGACAGATTTATTGTGCAAGTGTTTGAGGACACAGTTGAGATAGCCAAGCTGTATCTTACACCGAACACAAATGACAAGGTGCATTTCAATTTAGCAGATATTGCTAGAGACAGAGTAAGTGTGGATGACAAGATACGGGACGAAAGTGCTACACTATTGAGTTATGATGCCAAGCCGTTTACAACAGGTAGAAATGGCTTAAAAAAGTACGAGGTAAAAGTAGGCACTTACATAGGCACTACAGAAACGTTAAACCAAGATAGCGACACAGTTTATTTAATAGATGGAGCAGAACAAATAAGTGCAGGATTACACCCAAGTTTTGCAGATTATTACCCTTCAAGTGCTAGCAAAACAATATGGCTTACAGATAGGGTTGCAATTGATGACGTTGTAACAATAGAGGCAAGAGAGGAAGACGAGGGCTGTGTGGCTTTCTTAAATGACAATACTATTATCAGCAGTTATGCTGCACTTATTAAGCTAGAATTATTTGAACCAGATGGTATTTTACAAACAGAGTCTTTTACAATAAATGTAGCGAATGGCGCACAGCTACCTAGTGCTGCTGACATAAACCAAAAGCTCACGTATCTTATGGCTTACCCAAAGAATGTAGAAGAATATCTAACGGCAGCTAAACCCTCTGCTAACCCTACGTGGTCATATTATACGATACAGCTTTATGCGGCAACAGGGGCTAAGGTTAGCAATGTGCTGAGAGTGAACAAAATATGCACACAGATTAAGCACAAAAATACTCAACTTGCTTGGACTAACTCAGTTGGAGGGTGGGACAGTTTAACCTTTACAGGAAGGACTCAGACAGAGGAATTAGTAACAGCTAAAGAGTACCAAAGGCAAATAGGAAATTGGAATGCATCAACTTATACGTTTCTACCTCAAGCAAGACAAAAACAGGCTTACCAAGTTCAAGCAAAGCAAAGTTACAAGTTGACTCATGTAGCATTTTCTTTTGCTGAGTTGGAGTTGCTAAAGTATGCATTTAGATCAGACAACCCAATGGTAAGAATTGGCGATACAGGAGTTTGGCAACCTGTAGTTATGAGTACAAAAAACTATAATGTAAAAGAGGCATTTAGCGGTATGCATAGCGTTACACTTTCAGTCGAACTAGCTCAAGTGATAAAATGTTAAGACTCACTCTCTGGAATTATGCAGAAGATGCTCAACACAACATTGAGCTATATGAGAACGCACCTGTAAATTTGAACTATCAATTTTCAGACATTACAGAGATTAACAAAACTAAAGGCTCATATACCCAGACCTTTAGGATACCTGCTACCAAAAACAATACAGATTTCTTTGGCGCATTGAGTGACCCTGCGTCACAAACTACAGGTGGCTTAATTATAGGCAACTATAATATAAAAAGAAAGATACGAGCAGAATTAAACTTTAACTCTGTGCCGTTAATGAGGGGCTATGTGCAGATAAAAGCTATCTACAAGCAAAAGAAAGACTTTGCTGACATAGAGCTAGTTTTCTTTGGGGAAACAATAGACATGGCATCTAAGGTTGGAGACAAAATGCTCTCTGACCTTACAACCACATCAATTAATCATGGCTTAAATAACGCAAACGTTACAAGCTCATGGGCAGGTACAAGTGCAGCACCTTTTGATGGAACTGTGCGATACGGAGTTATGGACAAGGGCAGAAATTGGAAAAATACAGAGGGCTCAGACTCTGTTGCAGGCTCTCCTGAGTGGACTATTGCAGATGGGCTATGGCATGGCGACTTAACACCCTATGTGCGTACAAAGTGGATATTAGCACAAATCTTAACAGACGCAGGTTACACATACACCTCAGCGTTCATAGACAGCGCAGCTTTTGCTAATCATTATAT